TGGTCAATTCTTCCGTACTGACAAACAAGGCTTTCTGCCTAAGATGTTGGAAGAAATGTATATTGACCGTTCCAAGTTTAAGAAGATGATGATTCAGGCTAAGAAAGATTATGAAGTTGAGACTGATTCATTCAAAAGAAAAGAATTAAAGAATAAGATTGCTCGTTATGATAACCTGCAATTGGCAAAGAAAGTTTCTCTCAATAGTGCTTACGGTGCCCTTGGTTCTCAGTATTTTAGATTTTATGATTTACGTATGGCCTTGGGTGTTACTACTGCTGGTCAATTATCAATCCGTTGGATTGAACACAAGATTAACCAGTATATGAATGGCTTATTGAAAACAAATGATGATTATGTTATCGCCTCAGACACGGACTCGATATATCTCAAACTTGGTCCACTTGTTGATAAAATGTATAAAGACACGACAGATGTTAATAAAGTTATCGCCTTCATGGACAAAGTCTGTGAAGATAAGATTCAACCTTTTATTGACAAAAGCTATCAAGAACTTGCTACGTATGTCCATGCGTATGACCAAAAAATGCAAATGAAGCGTGAAGGTCTTTCTAACAAGGGAATCTGGACTGCCAAGAAGCGTTATATTCTAAACGTGTATAACAACGAAGGTGTGCAGTACAAAGAACCTCAGATGAAAGTTATGGGTCTGGAAATGGTTAAATCTTCCACACCATCGGCAATCCGTGAGAAGATGAGACAGTCTATCAAGCTGATGATTAATGGTACAGAAGATGACATTCATACCTTTATTGATGAGTTTAGAAAAGCATTCAAGGCAATGCCACCTGAAGAAGTATCATTTCCCCGTGGAATGAATGGTTTGAAGGAGTATTCTGATGCAGCTACTCTATATAAAAAGGGAACACCGATTCATGTGAAGGGCGCTATTCTGTATAATGCCAAACTCAAGCAATTGAAACTAGATAAGAAGTACCCATTGATTCAAGAAGGCGAAAAGATTAAATTCTCCTATCTGAAACAACCAAACCCTATGAAAGATATGGTCATTTCATATCCAAATAGATTGCCACCTGAATTTGGTTTGCAAGAGTATATTGATTACGATTTACAATTTGAGAAGGCATTTCTTGAGCCAATCAAAGTGATTTTAGACCAGATTGGTTGGTCTACAGAGAAAACAAATTCTCTCGAAAGTTTTTTTAACTAAGGAAATATTATGAGTCTACTAGACAAAATCAAAAAGAATTCGACTATTAAAGATAGTGCCATTCTTGCTAATTCAAAGTTCTTTAACGCAAAGGACATGATTACAACCGATGTGCCAATGGTCAATGTTGCACTATCTGGTAATTTAGATGGTGGCCTAACACCAGGTCTTACGATGTGGGCAGGTCCATCAAAACACTTTAAGACTGCTTTCTCTTTATTGATGGCCAAGTCCTACATGGACAAGTATTCTGAATCTGTATTGTTGTTTTATGATTCTGAGTTTGGTACTCCACAAGCATACTTTGATACCTTTGGTATTGATACAGAAAGAGTTATTCATACTCCGTTGACTGATATTGAACAGTTGAAGTTTGATATTATGAAACAACTTGAAGGCATTGACCGTGGCGACCGAGTGATGATTATCATTGACTCAATCGGTAATTTGGCTTCAAAGAAAGAAGTTGAAGATGCACTTGAAGGCAAGTCTGTTGCTGATATGAGTCGTGCAAAACAAGTTAAGAGTTTGTTCCGTATGGTAACACCACACTTGAACTTGAAAGATATTCCAATGGTTGTTGTGAATCACACATACAAAGAGATTGGTATGTTTCCTAAAGATATTGTTGGTGGTGGTACAGGTTCATATTACTCAGCTGATAACATTTTTATCCTTGGTCGCCAGCAAGAGAAAGAAGGCACCGAGATTGTCGGTTACAATTTTATTATCAACGTAGAAAAATCCCGTTATGTTAAAGAAAAATCTAAAATACCCGTTAATGTATCTTTTAATGGTGGCATTAATAAGTGGTCTGGTCTACTTGACATTGCTCTTGAATCCGGACATGTGGTTAAACCAACCAATGGTTGGTATGCCAAAGTAAACCAAGATACTGGTGAAGTTGGTGATAAGAAACGATACAATGATACTCAAACAGCTGAATTCTGGAATGATATTCTTTCTACAGATTCATTTAAAACTTTTGTGAGAAAGAAATATGAAATCACTTATGGCAGCATTATGGGAAAAGATCCAGTTTTGGAAACCGAAGATGAAGAAGTTTGAAGAAGATAAAGATTTTAAATTTGTTGACTTTAAAAACTCTGATATCACTGGCATAGGCATTCTTGCTGGTGATTTCAAAGGCGTCCTTTACCATTATACTGGTGCAAGGGTCAAACATGATACAGGTTTGCCAGTATTGGAATTCGGTTATACTATCGTTGATGCAGGCAAACACGACATAGACCTCTTGCAAAAAGATGAGGAATTTCATACAATGATAGGTGACATACTCACCGAGTTAATTATTAACAACCGATATAATGAAACGATTAGAACAAACAATCCTGAAGAACCTGATTTACAATGAGGACTTCACACGTAAAGTATTGCCTTTCATGCGAGCCGATTACTTTGGTGACAATACTGAAAAGGTTGTCTTCAAAGAAATCTTTGAGTTTGTAAACAAATACAAGAATCTTCCCACGCACGAATCTTTGGTGATTAATTTCACCGAAAGTAAATCTCTGACAGAGGTTGAAGTCCGTGACTCTATTGAGTTGCTCAATGAAATGCACATGTCAAGGGAAGAAAAGGTCGAAAGTAAATGGCTTGTTGAGCAGACTGAAAAGTTTTGCCAAGACAAAGCCATTTACAATGCCATTATGGAATCAGTATCAATACTTGATGACAAGAATGGTATCAAACCAAAAGGTGAGATTCCAAAACTGTTGAGTGATGCACTTGGTGTTTCATTTGACCAACACATCGGCCATGATTATATGTCCGACTATGAATCTCGTTTTGACTTCTATCACAAGGTTGAATCCCGTGTCAAATTCGACCTTGATATCTTCAATAAGATTACAAAGGGCGGCCTGCCAACTAAGACATTGAACATTGCACTTGCTGGTACTGGTGTTGGTAAGTCCTTGTTTATGTGTCATGTGGCAGGTTCTTGTTTGTCACAAGGTCAGAATGTATTGTACATTACAATGGAAATGGCAGAAGAACGTATTGCTGAACGTATTGATGCTAATTTGCTAAATATTGATTTGAATGAATTGCAAACAATGACTAAGGCAGATTATGAACGCAAGTTTAAAGTTTTACAAAACAAGGCACATGGTAAATTGATTATCAAAGAATATCCAACTGCTAGTGCTTCATCTCTACACTTCAGAGCCTTGTTGAGTGAGTTACATTTGAAGAAGAACTTTGTGCCAGATATTATCTTCATTGATTACCTAAACATCTGTGCATCTTCTCGTATCAAGGCTGGTGGTTCTGTAAATTCTTACACATACATCAAGTCTATTGCTGAAGAACTCCGTGGCTTGGCTGTTGAACACAATGTGCCAATTGTATCTGCAACACAAACAACTCGTAGTGGTTTCAGCAACTCTGATGTTGGTCTAGAAGATACTTCTGAATCTTTTGGTCTGCCTGCAACTGCTGACTTTATGTTTGCTTTGATTACAACTGAAGAACTGCAACAACTAAACCAAATTATGGTGAAACAGTTGAAGAATCGGTACTCTGACCCTAACAATAACAAACGATTTGTTGTTGGTGTTGACCGTTCTAAGATGCGATTGTATGATGCAGAAGATTCAGCACAGGCAGATATTACCGATTCTGGTCAAGTGAAGAATGATGCACCACTTAATACATTTGGTAACCGTGAGAAGAAATTCAATAAGAACTTTGGTGGTCTTAAAGTATGACGCTAACTAAAGAACAAGCCGTACATTGCGCTGATGTATTCTCAAACTACTTTGATAAGTTTGGTCGTATTGATGAATACATGCGTGAACAAAAACTAAACTCAATGGCAGAAAGACCATTTACTTTGCCTGGCATGGGACCAGAAGAAGATTTGTTCTCTGATTTTACTATGTCACCTGCTGATATGGAATTTGAAATCATTGAGTTGCCACAAGATAGATGGGACATTTATCTTAATATGATTTCTAGTCATTCAAACATGACCAGTATTCCTGGCCGTTGTTTGCGTTTGGCTGTATTTGAAAAGAAGTCACAGAAGTGGGTTGGTTTCATTCGTCTTGGTTCTCCTGTTATCAATTGTAAACCTCGTAATGAAATGCTTGGTCAAGTATTCACACAACATGAAGGTGGTGCTCAATTGTTCAATCAATGTGCCGCAATGGGTTTTGTGATTGTACCTGCACAACCATTTGGTTTCAATTATCTTGGTGGTAAATTACTTGCAGCCATCTGTACCTCACATGAAGTACGTAGAATGTTGGATGAAAAGTATAAGATGACCACCTGCCTATTTGAGACAACCAGTTTGTATGGTTCTTCAAAGGCAGTATCACAATATGATGGTATGAAACCTCTGATTCGTTTCAAAGGTTTAACTGATAGTGATTTCTTGCCAATGTTGCATGGTAAAACATATACTGACCTCAAAGATTACATAGAGAATATCATTGGTGAACCATTGGCACCAGAAGGTGCTTCATCACGCAAGTTGAAGATTTCTAATGCAATGGTGTCTATGATTAAGATTGGCCTCAAAGGCACACCAGAGGCTGTTAAGTTTGCACAGACTATTGACAATGCCAAAAACCTAAACGAACAGAAACGATACTTCATCTCTGATTATGGGTTTAAAAACATGGTTGATTTTGTAAATGGAAAGACTGACAAGTTAATTCCAGGTGAGAACTATGAGAAACATAATCTGGCTAATATTACAGAGTGGTGGCGTAAGAAGGCTATCAATCGATTTGATACGTTAAAGACTGATAATCGTATCAGAACCGAACAAGAAGTTTGGACTGGTGATAAAGTGCTTGACATAATTAGATAATTCAGGTAGGATAAATACTTCAATAACAATCGGAGTGTTTACATGGCCAAATCTTATTCAGCAGCTGAATTAACAAGAATGCAAGAACTAGGTTCTGCGTGGATTTTTCGCAGAGTATTAAATGACAATCAAAGATACAATAGTCCAGAAGATATTGTAAAAGATAAAAAATATAAAGAACTAGTAGCAATATATCCAGCAATAAATGCTGAATGGCTAAAAGCTTTTTACGCTCAACAGAAAACCATGTTTAAAGAATTTGCACCATCCAAATTTACAGAATTCAATAGAGATGGTGGATTCATGGACTTTATTACGGATCTTGTTCGTACAAAATTCAAAATTTCTAAAAAAGATTCATGGGATCCTGCTGATATTTGGTGTGTCCAAAATGAACAGAAAGTTATCTCAGATATTAAAAAAGTAGTTGAAGATGGTAAAGCTTCTAGTTTGTTAGAGTTAAATGCTCTTATGAGGACTTTATACAAAGAACGAAGACTTGTTGGAATTTCTTTAAAATTAATTTCTGGTAAAGAAGCTAAATATGAAGAAGTTAATATTAATGAAGCTGATTTTCCCGATAAGAAAAATTATAATTTTAACATTTCATCTATGAAGTGTCCGTTAAGTTTAAAAAACGGAACGCAATTTGCAACACAAGATACAAGAATTGTTGTAGATGGCGGGGGTGTAAAATACGATTTTCAAATTAAAGCAAATAGTACATCAGGATATAATAATTTGAAGTTTGAACCAACCTCTTCTGCTGGAACCAAAGCACGATTAGGTAAAACACCACTTGATTTGTTAGCTAAATTATTAAAAGATTATAAAGTTGCTTTTAAAAATAGTCACAAAGAATATCCAATGACTGGTGCAGATTTCAATGATAAAACTTCCTTACAGTATGCTAGAACTGTATTCGAAACAATTAATGCAGCTGGTGTTGATACAGGTGTAAAAAATACAGAAGAATTTATTTCTAATATGCAGAAAGTTTTTACTCTTGAGCCACATACAGCAAATTCTAAATTAATGCAATTAAATTTTTTATATGGTATTTGTTCTATGAAAAAAGAAGAAAGAGACAGTCTTTTAACCGATATGTGTTTCTTAGCTCAGAAAAAAGGTA